CTAAAAGGACTAAAAGGACCTGCTACTGATAGTTCTGTCATGCTTGGATCCGAAATAGGTTTAGGTTCCTCTATGGGTTCAGGTTGCATTGGTGAGGGCATAGATGGTAAAATAGTATTCCCAAAAGGATTAGTTATCATATTGTGAGGGCGCATTATGACATCTCCACTTCTTTTTTAGTTTTAGAGACAGAGCCTGTTGTTCGACTAAATCCAAAGTAAGCCCCGACAAGCCCACTCAAGGCTATATACTGTGTCATAATTGCACCATCCGCGTGTG